TGCTATCCAATTCGTTATACATATTCCGAACTTCTTTTTGCTGTTCAGGTGATAACTTTTTGATTTCTTCAATCATAGTCAGGCCTGCCTCAGGGCCTGCTTTTACAATTTGCTCAATGAAGGCTTGGCTAAATCCTGCACCTGCTAGGTCGCCTGCGCCCTTTTGTAAGTCTTTGGTCTGCTTTAGTTGATTCTTTATGGCATCAACAATGGTGCCGCCGCTTTGTTTTGCCGCGCCGAATAAGTCCTCAAGTTTGAACTCTGTGCCTTTTATGAAAGCATCACGCAGGCTTTGGCGGCTTTTCTCTACAATGTCGCGTAACTTTTCTGCGCCCTTAGCAACAATATCTGCACGCTTGCGTTGTGCCGCTAATTCTATTTCCGCTAATTTTTCGTCACGGGTCTTTGCTAAATCAATCTCTTTCTTGCGGTATTCAGCCTTGATGGAAAGGATTGCCTCAGCATGTTTCTTGGTAGCGGCAGTTTCAGCCTTATTGCGGCGGTCTAATAGGTCAGCCTTTGTTTCATCAAAACGGTCTTGCGCCTCTTTTAGTTGCTCTGCGAGGCGTTCATCTAAATCTTTTTTAGTATCGGCAAAGCGTTGTTCAGCCTCAAGCATGCGTTCATTGCGGCGGTCCAAAGCATCTTTTGCCTTTTCGTTGGCTTCAGTAATCGTTTCGTTTATGTCTTTGTAGATGTCTTTTACTTTGTCTTTATAGCCATCTAACTTTTTCTTTTGCTCCTCAGTCAGACCACCAGCGCCGCCACTTCTACCTTTTCCAAAATCATCTGCGGCTTTTTTGGCGTTCTTAGTTTCATCGCCAGCCTTCTTTGCACTCTTTGCTAGTCCGTCTAACTTGTTAGATAGTTCTGTAGCCTTCTTTGCGGCTTTATCTCCTAGGTCAGAAATTCCGTCTAAGCCCTTATTGATAAGGTCTAAACCACCCTTTGCATATTTACCAACGCCAGGAAGTTTAGAAAGCGCACCAAGGAATAAGCGCATTGGTCCAGTAACAACCTTCATGATGGCTTCAAATACTTTAGCCACCATGGGAACAATAGAAGCAAATGCATTGAGCGCGGCTTTGGCTACAGAGATAACAACAGAGCGGAATGTTTCAGAGTTTTTCCATAATGCAACTATTGCGGCAGTTGCAAGAGTAATACCTGTGACAATCATGCCAATCGGGTTGGCTTTCATGGCGGCATTGAGTGCCAACATAGAAGCGGCTAAACCGTTTGTGGAAGCAATGCTTGCTAGTTGCGCGCCTTTCATCAACACCATAACAACTTGGAAAGCCGCCGTTGCTACTTTTGTAGCAGTGATGGCGACCTTGTAGGCGGTGTAAGCGGCAACGCCAGCAAACAAAACTTTAGTTACAGCAATGATTGTGTCTTTATTCTCAGTCAAAAACTCTACTAATTGGCTAAGTGCAGGTATCAAAGTTTTAGATAAGAACGCGGCAAATGAATCCACAACAGGTCGTAAGCCATCACCTATTTGTTGTTTGAGGTTATTGATGTCATTGATAGCAACCTGTAATCCGCCTGCGCTGGTATCGCGTAAGTTTTTATTGAAGTCTTTGTAGGTTGAATTCAAAACTTCAACAAGCGCCGCCGCACGCTCCATTTCGCTTCCGTTGGCAATTTGCTTTTTGGTTGCATCATCAAGAACAAAACCAACCTTAGTCAGAGATGCAAAATTGCCTTGCAATGCTTGAGCAAGGCTGTTAGTCATTCCTTTGAAATCATCTGCTGATGCTGTTGCACCCTTTTCAGCAGTTACATAATCCAAAATTGCTGGCGTAAGTTTTCCAATAGCCGCCGCACTAAGGTCAAAGGTTGCTAATTGGGATTGCGCTACGCTGATGTTATCTGCCGATACAACACCTACTGCTTCAAGCGCTTTGGCTTGATTGTTGAGAGCAGTAATCTGTGCTTCTGTTGCGCCATTGGTGTTGAGCAATAGTTGGCGCAAACGCTCTTGTGATGCTTCTGCTTCTAGTGAAGCCGCAACAGATTGTTTGAAGAATGAAACAAGTTGGCTCGCTCCAAAAGTGATACCGATGGTTGCGCCTAGTTGCTTTAGGCGTGTACTCATTCCAGCAAAGGCTGAATCTGCCTTCTTTACTTGGTCATCTAAACCTTTGAGATAACCGTTAGCCTGCTGTAATCCCTTTTGTAAATCAGATACATCGGCTTGCAGTTTTACTATTACGGGGTCAATCGTTGCCATTGTTACCCCTTCAGCCTAGATGCGAGCGCCATAGTAAATACCCTAGACAAAGTACCATTGTCCGATAACCTATCGGCGGCAGGTCCTAAGTACGGATATTTTACGCCTGGTTTCCATCTAGGGTGTCCAAATTCAACAGCCCTTGCGTACACCATGGTTGCAGAAACTTCTGCTTCATAAGTGTTGCCAAAACCTTTTTGCGCTTTAGTTGTAATACTTCTGCGCAAATTACCCGTCTGCACATTAGGACCAGGGCGACCCGATGCGTTTTGTTTTGCTTGTCGCTCCACTGCCAAACCAGCCATAGTGATTGCGTACTGCACTGCAAGTTCAATCGTATCTTCTGTTTTATCAAAAGAGTTGAGAACATCTTGAAGATTCGTAACCTGTATGCGTACACTCATTGGTCACTTGCTCTCTCTGCCCTCACCGATTGCACTACATTGCCTATGGCTATCAGCCAATCTGCTGTATCTGCTGGCAGGTTATCTACTTGGTCAGGTGTCCAACCAAATCGTTCTGCCATCGTGTAATACAGCCAATGGTCATCGGGGTAATCAAGCGCGGGATTGCGCTCGCCACCCTCAATAATCCATTTTAGCCGTTGGAGTTTTCGGTAATCGCTTTTGGGTCGTTTTCGTTCTCCGTTGTTTCAGCAAGGCTTGGGAACAAATAGGACTGTGCTTCTTTGGTGGCATCAACTAGCGCGTCATAATCACGCATTTCTAGTTCACCTAATGTGTCAATCTTGACTGACGGAATGACCAAATCAAATGACCAATCTTCAATCATCATTGCAACAAGAGCATCACCAAGAGCCATGGCGCGTGTCAAATCTCCGCCTTCAATTTCTGAACTCTTGAGAACTGCCTTACGGTCTTTTACACGCAACATCTTTGGGTCTTTTAGAGTGACTGTTGCGCCTGATGGAAGTGTTACTTTTTTAGACATACTGCCTCCGTTTGTTTGTTTGCCTTCCTACATATCTTACTAAGGAACAAGGGCGCGGGATAGCGGGGAAGGCGTACCGCTATCAACCTGACCGCCCTTGTTCTGAACTAAGTGTTACGCGTAAGTTCCTGAAGTCTTTGCGTTCTTGAGAACCCACTTGATAGGCGAGAATCCAGCCGATGAACCAGCATCGGTTGTGTTGGATTGCGCATTGAGGTCAATGGATACCTGAACGAAATCTTCTCCACGCTCAATCACTGCGGCGGTATATGCGCCCTTGGTGATTGTTGCCTGAACTTGAACTTCAGTTGCACCAGTTCCATAGTTCCAGTTGAGAACAATGGCAGGCTGTGTGTTGTTGAGGAATCGGGTTAGTTCAGTATCGTTTTCCATGATGAAAGTAATCTTGCCTGTTACTTCCAATGGTCCAAGGAAGATGTTGTATGGATTCTGAGTGCTACTGATTCCGTAAATTGGTGTTACTGGGCGGGTCAAATCAATGTTGCCCGTCATCGCTGTGCTAACAGCAGAACCACCAATGCTTACAGTGCCGCGCCAAACTGCGGTTGGGAGCAATGTGCTAAATGATGGTGTTGGGTCGCTTGTTGTAACTGATTCCCAACCTGTTGATTTTGCATCATATTCCAACATTCCATCTGCGTTGAAACGAAGTGAAAAGTCAGAGAATTGGCAACCAGGATACTGACGGACATTTACAGCATAGAAATCTGTAAGTGTGTAAGAAATTGGTTGCGCATCTGCACCGCTTGTTGTGCTGTTGAGCAACGAAATTGTGTGTGTATAAGGTGCGCTTGCTCCTGTTGTTGCAACAGAACCCATGATTCCTGCGAGCGCGTAACCGATTGTGTCGGCAAATACTGCGCCACCGAAATCAACGGTTGAGCGAACGCGTCCTTGGATATAGTTGTAATTCAAAACATTTGAACCACGAAGCCCTGTGTCATAGAGCGGGTCAATAATGTCTTGTGGTTTTAGTGCGTCTTTTGCGACTGGGATAAAATCCGTTGCCGCAACTGGTGTACCTTTAGTAACTTCTTTGGCTATACCAAGGTAAGAGCGTACCGATGCTTGTACTGCCATTTATTCACTCTCCTGCTTTCGTGTCTGACGCGGCAGACGGTTTGATTGTTGTTGTTGGGGTTGGTGCTGGTTTTGCCGCGCCACCTGCGATGAAGTCAGGGTGGCTAAAACCTTCAGGTGCATCTACTTCGTCACCTGGTTTGACGACTCCAAGCGCAGGAAACACGCGCTCCTCAGTTCCTTTATATGTGAGTTTCATTCATGCTCCTTATGCTTGAATCATCTCTGTAACATCAAATTCTAACTCAGCAAAGATTTCTGTAGCGCCTTCTTTGGAAGTTCCTGGTTCCCCATAACGACCAATAATGACGGGTTCAGCACCTTGCCAAACTAGAACACCCGTAGGGTCACCAAAGTTATGGTCACTGCGTAACCGTTCTTTGATGTTATCTACGAGAATATCAAAATCATTCATTGCATCTTCAGAGTTAGAGTGCAACGAATGAACATAGAGTTGAAGTATTACGGTGTAATCAACACGCTTCCAACCTGAATGTGCGCCTCCGATTGCTAGGCGGTTTTCTCTTTCTTGTGCGATGAATACTACGCATGCTGAACGCGTCATTTGTCCAGGCAATGCGTTTATCTGAAAGTTGATGCGCTTGGGAAATGAAGTAAAAACCTGATTGAGGTTCTGTATCGGGGGATTGCTGATGAACTTTGCCAGCGTATCCCGAACGCCAACGCGCCCACCCATTAGCGGACCCTGCGATAGAGATTGACCATATCAAGCGCTAAAGCAACTTCCCCTGCGTAGCGTTGATTGTTGCCAATGTTTGTCGTTGGTTGTGTCGTCAAATTCATGGTCATAGAACCATCACCGCGCTGTTTGATAAACGCGCTAGTCATGAGAATGGTTGCTTGCTTAATTGCAAATGGCATATTGCTAAAGCCTGCGCCTGTATGTCCAAAGGCTAAAGGTGCAGTAAGCGGAACCGTGGTTGAGCCATAAGTGTAATTAGAAGCAACAGTTACAGATTCAGCATTAGCGCCGTCAATGATTCTGTAGGTTTCCCCTGGCAAAATGCCTGATGGATTCGCAACAGTCAATGTAGAAGCGTTCAATGCCCCTGTGCAGGTGGTATTTACATAGCCCGCAATGTATGTGTACTTGGTGAAGATAGGAACGCGTGGACCGTAAGAGCCAAAAGCAAGAGGGCCTGAACTGGTGTAAAAGGTGTTGATTTGGCTTAGAGGAATAGTAATTTGTTGATTTTCAAAATAACATAAAGCAGGATTATCAAGAGTCTGTAGGTTGTTTGGGTCGGTTCCCCATTGAAAGTTTGATAGCGAAATAATCGGGTTCTTGTTTGGGTGCAAGAAGATATAACCCTGTGGGCTAATGCGCACACGCTGTGTTTCAGTTACTGGGTTAGCGTGTAGGTCTTGATTGAGATACTCATTGAGATACGAGGTAGCGCGCAAAATGACGCGAGCCAATTCTGCATCTTGAGCATTTTGATTGCCGCCTACTACAAGATTGTTATAGTCCAGCGATGTCGGGGCGTTCTTGAATTCCGCAAGTGTAATGTAAGGCTGTTCGTTGAAGCCTGTTTGCGATGTTACGCCCACTGTCATGATTACTCTCCGTCTCGCTGAGTGTCAGTTGCTTCATGTCCGCAACGCCCGCATTTGCGAAACCAACCGTCAAAGCCACATTGTACGCAAGTAAATCCTCTTTGCCTGTCTCCATGAGAATAAGGATTTAGTGACGCTTCAAAGAAACCTTCGCGCTTCATTGCTTCACCGTGTGCTTTGTTTTCAACATTGTAAATACCTGTTTTATCAGGATTATATTTACGCCCACCAATAACTGTTTCCCTTACACCTCTATCAGGTGCAACATATCTGCCCATAAATGCCTCCTAGTAATAATGGGGGTGGGGTTTCAAGGCCCACACCCCCATCACTTATTTAGTTGTTACTACGCAGGAATGATTCCCGATACTGCGCCATTCCATGCAGGAGCGGTGCAGAAGAAGGTTCCACGGAAGTATGTGGAGAAGTCATACGAGAACTGTACGACAGGCCACTGAATACCCATGTAATCCTGAACCATGAAGTTTGCCCAAACATCGGAAACTTCTGTATCAGGAATTGGAAGGGTGAAGGAAAGAACAGGCGCAACACCTTGGTTGAGCCATGGGTGAACCATGAGGTCCACTGCTTTTCCTGTGACTTCGTTCTGAAGGCCAGTAACGATGGAACCGTAAGTGACTCCATCTTTTCCTGGTTCAGCGATTGTCAAACGGTAGTTAGCAGTTGAGCCGCTCTTGATTGCATCAGAGAGTTGCTTACGGTCGTTACCGTTGAGGAGTAC